TTAAACGGCTTGAATGCTTAATCTGTGGTCCTGGTAGGGCCAGCATAGAATCTCCAGGCGTATCCAGCCTGGTTTTGTCGCCCTGACCTCCCATTGCCCATCCTGGGCTTCATGGAGCATTCCAACTGCTTTGATGCAGGCACCAGAGGGCAGTCCTGTTAGCAGAGCCGTGTCTGCGCCATCAGCGGTGATCTGTTCCTTGCTGAGGGTTGGGACTAGGATAGGACGCTCAACGAGAGATCCTGTCTCATCAATATAATGGATGTCGGGCTTTGCCCTGTAGGGATAACGTCTCTCTCCGAAGGCAAGCGGCTGCAGCGCGATCGCATCAGCCGGGCAGGTTCCGCTACGGAGAATTCGGCCTGCGGCGTCAACGATACAGAAGTTTGCAGATAGAGTGGAGATATCCATGTTAGCGTTTGGCGTGGAGCACGGCGACGGAAGGACTGCGAGCGGATGGGCGAGCGTTGGTGCCCCCGTTTCGCGGACGCAGGCGAACTGAGTACCCATCCACATGGTAGGGCACGTTCACGTCCGCGCAGGAAACCGAGATCAGCTCTGTATTACCGGTCCTGACGGTCCAATCGTGGAATTTAATCTGGACCAGCGATGGGTTTTGAGCCGCCGCCCAGCGGTAGATGGAAATATCACAGTCGGGGCAAGGCGATGCCCCGTCGTCAGCTAGGGCGAAAGAAACGCTAATTATCGCACTCTGGCCCGTTTCGACGGACACGTAAGCGGCCACCACTTCGGTATAAACGCCATTAGGCAGGCTGGAATAGGTAGCCCACTCGGCAAAAGTGGGTGCGGTGATCGCGTTTCCTGCAACCTTCAGGGTCGAGATAGCGGCGGTATCTATTTGAGCCTCTCCGATGATGGCCTGCGCAAGCTTGGCTCGGGTGATATCGGCATCTCGAATCATCGCCACATCAAGGTAGGTGATTCCTCCCGTCACAGCGAAGGGGGCGCGCTGGTTGTCGCCAGAGCTGTTCACGAGCGCGATCTTGTCGGCCTGAATCACAAAAGCCGTCTGCCCGTCTGCCCCTCCCTTGTTCGTCACTCGGAAACCAGCGACCCGGCGCAGCCCTCCGGCATTGGTGACCACCGATAGAACGTATTCAGCGGCCAGACTGTTGACGTCCGATACGCGGGCTTGGGATTCCTGGGTAACTGAAGCCGAAAGGGTGCTGTCTCCTGACTGTCGTGCTGATACCTCGGTTGTGAGGCCGCTTATTATTGCTCCATCTGCCGACTGCCTTGCGTATGCCTCCTGTGACACCGATGTCTGTAAGCCATTATCAGCCTGCGCTCGCAGGTTGGCTTCATTGCTAACGGCTAGGACACGGGTATTGGTTTCCTGGATCAATCGCGAGTCGATATCACTTACTACCGGCCATAACACCACCGTGCCTGAAACTGGACCGATTATCGTGCTCTTCTTCCCGTTTTGACCCGCTTCCTCAAGCCAGTATTTCCTCGTTTGGCCCGAGGTAAGCCCGTTGCGGAAGTAGAATGCTTGGGGAGCCAGAACGATGAAGGAGGGCACAGATGGACGCTCATCCGTGGCAGACTCATATATATAGGTGTAGCGCAGTGGCGTGTTCTCGGAGTTCGTCCACCGCAGCAACAGCCCTTCCACTCCCGAGACGACCGTGAAACCCGACGCAGGGTTCGGGATAGTCGTATCCTCACCGCCTCCGAAAGTCCCATCTCCCGTAGCGATCGCGAAGTCCGCCGATGACAGCTCGGTAAACCCCCGCTCATCATAGGCGCGGATGATGACTCTCCAGGTTCCAGCCGAAGCGAAGACGACAGGGCAGCGGAAGGCGAAGAGACTCTTCGCTGTAGGTGGAAATTCACCGGCTTGTAGCGTGATCTCCGCCTCGACCTGTCCGGCCACGATGCGTGCGGTATTAACCTGGTAGCTGGTCAGGTCGCTGTTCACGTCGCTAATCGTTCCGGAGATCTGATAAGAGACACCCACCCGCGCTCCTGAGGGCAGCGCCCCGAGGACGATCACAGGCAACTCATCAGCGCGATCGCGGAAGTGGTATTGGATGGGATCAATCTCAGCCAATTCGATGGTCGCCGAGGCGGTGTAAGGCTGCAGCTTGAACCAGCGATCCTGATCCTCGACGAACCGAGCATGAATGAAGGATCTGACGTTCTCGCGGTAGATTAGCCAGACCTCGTCACCTTGGCCATGAGCTGTAGCGAGGGTGCCAAGGCGGGCACGTTTTGAGGCCAGATCGCAGGCCAGGCCATCGATCGAGATCGCACCGACCGAAAATATCTCATCCCCAACCACAGCCAAAAGGGTGTCATCCGCCTGCGCCTCCGCGCCCTGGCTGGCGAGACCGTTGCGATCGAGGTTGTCAGCGTCCAGGGTGACTTGCACCGATAGGTCTCCAGCACCTGATGCGATCGCCGATCTCAGCACACCTCGCACAGCCCATCCTGGCATGACTCCCAACGAATCGTAGGAGGAGCCGGATGCGGAATACCAGACATAGAACCCAACCACATTCGCCCCGAAGAGCGCACTATCCTCATAAACCGAAGACGGACGCTTGGCCAGGAAGCTGATCGGCAAACCGATTGGTGATCCGGCCAGCGCCGGCGTGAGCTCCAAGATGCGCGCCTGCGCGATCGCCACAGGGATAACCTTGCCGATCTGCGGCCGTAGATCCGCTGGCCGCACGTATGGCATGGGGAAGACACCGCGCTCCGCCTCGATGTCAAAGGATGGCGTCCCTGAGTAGTAGTCCGTGCGGCGCACGATCCGTGACACTTGGTCTATCTCCGGCGCGAGCAGATCCAGCACGAAATTGTCCCCCGCTTCGAGGGGTTGCCCATTGGCCCAGACGGCACGCGGTCGCCGCACTTTGATCTCGCCCTCAAATGTTCCTTCCGCGCCCGTGGCAGCCGCCTCTGACGCATATACGGCTCCTTGCGCCGTATCTACTATGCCGAGCATTTCAACTTGGCTCGCTTCGTGTCCGCTCCGCGCCTCGACGTTGTCAGACGCCGACTCGCTCACAGGGACTTTCTTGAGGAGATTTTCCGCATCGCGCACCACCACAACCACATCGTTGATCGTTCTAGACGGGGAGGTCGCCTTCACCTTGGGCCGCTCAGTGTAGTCGTGCACTGACAGTTCGGTAAGCCCTGGGGGAGTAGTGCCGTCGTGCGGATAGTAGCCGGGCTTGAAAATACCGTTCGAGATTCGGCACCAGCCGTCATAATATAGTTGGAAGTCTTTCACGGCATCACGCAGCGGGCGCGAGCGATCGAGGTAAGGAGCATGACGACCGATCCTATTCATCACATTCGCTGACAGGTCCTCCCAATCAGAGGCCACGAACATCGTCACTGGAAGCCCAGCTCCGAAGATAGGATTCGTCATGAGCTCAAGCTCCCCTGCGACGATGCTCTCCCCCTGGGTACTGAGTTGAGCCGGGAAAACGCCGATCTGGGGGCGGGGAGCACGATCACCAAAGATGCGCGTGTTCGGAACGGTGCCGCTCCCTTCGCCCAAGAAGTAGTTTTTCAGAATCACCAGCACCTGGTTGCGATAGGCTGGATGACGCAGCGATGAATTCGCCGTCCCGGTAGGTCCAAGAAGGATGTCGTCGATCGGCTGATCCGCCCGCCCCCAGTACACGTACACGTCCGCCACCGGAGTCACAATCTTCACGCGCCAGTAGTCCGGATGCAGTGGGTTGTCCGGACGCACGATCGATCCGGTCCAGACAATCTCATTATTGCTCTCGATCGCGGTGATTCGGGCGAGGAGGCCGAGACCTGCGATCCCGGCAACGTCGCCGTAGTATTTGTAGCCGGATACCGTCTCCCCTCCTTTTCCTGCCTTGGTCTTCACCTCTTCGGTGCGCTGGTTCAGCACGTCGGAGACCACCCAGGTGAGAGGCAGTGCTCCTGGCCCGATCCACCATAATACAGGCACGCCCTGCTCATTGGTGGACATATCGGAGCCGTCGAGACCAGCGGTCTTCGGCACTTTTGTGGGAGTCGCTGCTTTCCCTCCAAAACTCATGCGACCTCCATCAGCCGCAGCACATATAGAATGCGCGAAGCGAAAGTCTTTTCAGTTTCATCGACGATGACCACTCCGTGATCCTCGATCGCCTGAGCGACTTTCCCCCATTTGACGGCACAGGCCAGGTGATGGTCGACATGACCGCTACGCACCCCGAAAAGATCGCCAGGGAGTCTGCGCCCTTGCACAGGCACAAAAAGGAGCCGGCCGGTGAGATCCGGATGATCCATCAGGAAGCGCAAGAGCTGTGTCTGCGTCGAGTGATGAGCATAATCGGTCTGGTAGATGGGCAACTCGATGCGCTTGGTGATCGCTCCGGCCTCAAAAAAGAGTTCATGCACAAGGTTGACGCATCCGACGCCGTGCCCACGCGACGCCGCGTTGGCAAAATATGGCGTTCCTTCCCATGCGCGGGCGGCGCTTTCGAGCGCATCCTGGCGCTCCTGGGGTTGGAACCATGGACGTATCATTTTTTTCCTGTTGGGGTGTTCACCTCGCGCGACGGAACCGAGAGATTGCGCGGCGCTATATGCGGGTGTGCCCCCATATTGATATAGTTGTTGAATTTCACATCGCACTCGGCCTGCGTGCCACTGCAGTAGGGCCGGAAGGTCACGCTAGCACCGACTTGAACGTCCCTTAGGGGTTTCTTAAGCGTGAAACGCTGACTACCGCTTCCGGCATCCGCCGAGCGCACGATCTGGCGTAGCTGGAAAGCCTCTCCTTCTCCCGTTTTAAGCCAGGCTTTTGCGAGGTAATCGGCTGTGAGTGTGGCCCCGCATGGGTTGTTCGTCACCTGCACCGTGAGCACATTGCCCACCTGGCTTACGATCGTCCCTGATAAGGTCCAATGTTCCGGAGGCATCGAGCCCAGAGTGTTGCAGCCTGGGCCGCAGAACTTGTAGTTGCACACCGGGCCGAAAAAGAAGTTAGGCACCTTCATCTCCAGCATTCCTCCGAGCACCTGTGTGCTCGATGTTAGGCGGCGGCCTTCATTCTCCGCATCCGCGACTTCTCCCAGGTAGATCAACTTGGCCGCAGCCGTGTTGGCGGGATCTGTCCTATAGATTTCGAGATGCAACGGCACGTCGAGACGGCGCTGTATGATCCGCAGAAGAGGATTCCCATCAAAGAGCCACGATCCGAGTGAGGTGGGATCGTCGGAAAGGTCGATCGTCTGAGTGATTTTGTCGTGCCGGAATAGGGCGCGAGTGTCGCCCTGATAGGTTACCTGCTGGGAGTTCTCAGCACGCTGCAGGTCATGCTCCCAGTTGGTGAAACGCCAATAGACCGGCCCGCCTGGCACATCGACCCAAAAGCGGTATAGGTAGGCGATCGACGACTGCTCAGGCTGCTCGCCTGCAATGCCGGAGATTTCCCAGGGCACCTGGATCATCGGCACTTTTGCTTCACCCGAAGCATCGGTCTTGTACGTGATCTTGATCGAGTCTTCAGAGAACCGGGCCTTTGTGGTGTGAGGGGCCTCTGGCACATCATCACCTGGTTGCAGCAGCCAGGGAGCATCGAACGCCTTGACCCGGCCTTCCCGGTTCAGGAAAAAGGCTATGAGGGTTCGGATTTGATCGCGGCCATCCAATTTGATCAAAAACTGCTGACCACGCCGAACAGTTCCTTCTTGCCCGTCGACCGCCTCGACACGGCCTGCGCCGGAGTCCTCGTAAACAAGAGTGTCCTCGGTCCAGTCATCCGGAAGCGTTTTCCAATGGGCCTGGAGGGACTCCGGCCAGGTGCTTCCGTCGCCTATTGCCTGAACAGCAGGTTGAATCCTGAAATCCCAGGGAGAGCGCTCTAGAATCTTGAGCGAAAAGCGAGCCTCAAGATCGCTTACCGAAGTCAGTTTGGGCCGCTGGTCCAGGCGCCCAACCAGGAAGGGAGCAACCCAGTCGCGAGTGGCGTTCGCCACCTCGCTTGCAGGCAAGATGTCATATCCCGTCGAGTCGTAGGAGACGACCCATTGGGCGTCGTGGATGATCTCTGCCCAACGGGCCAGAGGGAGCTGATCCGGCCAGATTGGCACTCCCACGTACACGCGATCTCCTTCGACGGGAGTGCCGAGAAGATAGAGCGATTGCTGGAGCGCTAGCGCGTCAGCCTGTGCCAGTTGGAAGTTGCCTGTGATTTCGTGACGTAGGGCCGAGTACTTCGCTGAGCGGTTTTCCCGGCCAGTTTGTCCGGCTTCCACGAGAGTCTCCTTCTTGTACACGATCTCCACGCCCTTCGCCCAATTCGGGTCCGGGAGAAAGAGAGCGATGTCGTGCCCAAGAAAAACGGTGCGGTGTATCCAGGGCATGGGTCAGGTCTCCATTCCAGCCTCGGCGCGGCCTTGGCCTACCACGCGCATGAGGCGCTTCTGGCCTTGTTTGGTGCCCAGCCAGGCCGTTGCCGCAGCCATATCGAAGAATACAGCCGTATAGACGGAGACTCCGGAAGATTGGGAGGCCTCAGAGCCACCCGAGGCAGGCGCGAGCGCGGTACCGCTCGACTGAGCGGTGTATGGACGGGCCATGCTTCCAGCTACCTGACTCGGAAGATTGGGCATTACGCCCTGGCGGATGCTCTCGAAGAATCCCTGACCGAATTGACTTACGCGTACGGCCGGGATGATGAATTCCCCGTTGGAGAGGTTCACGGGGATCTTGTCGTCCCGAGGCCCGCCCGGACCAGTGATGAGGCCGCCATCTGCCTTTGAAATCTTCGAGACGAGCGCAATGCCTCCAGCAAGGGCTGCAGCCATCGCAATCGCTCCAAGCACAGGGCCAACATAAGGGATTGAACACAGCGCTTTGAACGCAGCAACAGCACCGTGATAAACATCCGCAAGCGCCTCTTTGATGGTCGTTCCTATTCGGATCGCCGAACCTGCCAAAGTGGAAGTGGTCTTTGTCGTCTCGCCCGCTACATGCGTTGAGACTCCCAGCCAGATCAGCATCCGTTCGATTGTCGATCTCCAGATCAGCTTCGCGACCATGTCAGTGACCATACGTAAGAACTGCTGGCCCACCGCCAACGTGGCAGACCTCCAGGCCTGGGAGAAATGCATCGAATGGCTCGCCAGATTGTACAGCAAGTCGCCGGTGCTCTGCAGCGCCGTGTTTAGCGTTCCTGTCACGGCATTCGCTGCCATCTGTGCGCTTGTTCCCAGCGAGTCGAGAAAGCCTCCCTTTCCGCCAACTCCTTGAGCGACTCCCTGCCCCATAGTTTGAGGGGAATTGTCTGCACGATCCTTGGAGTTCGTCGCTTGTTGCCCGCGCAGTTGGTCAAGCTGAGTCGTGATCTGGCCCTTGCGTTCCTCGGTGACAGGACCCTTGAACTCTCTTTCGAGCAGCGCGATCCGGGCCGCGATCAAGCGGTTTTCTTCTTCGAGGAGAGGTAGCAACCTGCGCTTCTGCTCTTCCTCGGTGATATAGCGGTTGCTTTCGATCTCGGCGCGCTGGCGGGCGATTTCACCCAGGCGTATGCTGTATTGCTGCTCCTGTTCCTCCCTGGTGCGCTCAACAAGAGCGAGCTCCTGGGTGACGTTGAGCCGGTCCTGGACACTGGCATAAGCTCCGTTTCCGAGCTCGTTGAGCATCTGCATCTCGTCGCGCTGCCGGGTGAGCTGGTCGACGAGATCCTGGTTGCCATCGGCTTGCGCCTCCGAAATCGCCGTCTCGATTTCGAAGAGGGCCTGCTTGTTCTGAAGTTCGCCCGCCTGCTTGATCTTCTCCTGGCCAGCTTTTTCCGCCTCATCCTGTTGCTTCTGGGCCTCGGTGATCTGGGTGGTGATCTCGAAAATGCGATTCTTGAGGTCCAGGCGGCGGGCTTCGTTGACGCGGCCCGCATCGTCTTTGCCATCCGGTCCAACGCCCGCGAGTTCGGTTTCGAGAACGCTCTTGCGGCCTCCAAGGGTTGCAATGCGTTTCTCCGGAGTTAGGGCGGCAAGCGTATCCTCGTCGTTCTTCTTCCGCAGATCAGGGAGCTTATCGACGAGGGCATTGTTCTTTTTGTCCTGCTCAGCTTTTGCATCGGCAGCGAGGTTGCCGGAGATCGTCCGCTCCTGCCATTCTGGATTCTTTTGAGTCGCAATCCGCGCCTCGGCTTTCCCGTAGGCATCGCGGCGACCGTTGAGTTCTCTTTCGTCGGCTTCCGTCCATTGTTCGGTCGGAGCCGAGAATCCGCCACCTTCAGGAGACGCGAGAGCGAACGTCCGTGCCGCGGTGTTTTTTTTCGCCGAATCCTTTCGCTCAAGCAGGCGGTCGATCTTCTCTTTCTCCGCAGCCAGCATCTTCTCATCAGCAGCGATTCTGGCGTTGATATCCGCGACCGATCTTGCCTTTGACGCCTGCTCGTTAAGCGCGTGATTCTGCTCATAGATCGCGGCTAGGATTTTGTCCTCACGCTCAAGACGGGATAGCTGCGCCTCCTTAATCGAATCAATCACGACGGATCCAATGCCAAGGACCGCTAGCGCTCCTCCTATCGCCACAATACCTGCAGCGAGAGCTCCTGGCCACCCTCCAGCGACAATGACTCTAAATAGTCCGAATCTCCCTATGAGAGCCGACATACGAGCGATCATCTCCGGCAAATGCGTTCCGGTGAGAGCAAGAAACCCACTTGCGAGGACCGCCAGTGACTGCGATGCAATATAGGCACCGGCCTTGAGCGCCAATAGTGCTCCGACGAACATCACGATCTTGTCGAGGTTACCACCTACAAAAGATCCGACTGACTGGCTTGCTCCTGTGAAAATGTCTGTGATGAGCGATCCCTCTTTCCGGATGTTTTCGAGGCGACCTGCAACTTTCGATATTCCATCGGCCAGACCGGATAGGAACGGGTTTGAAATCGTGATGACCGCCTCTCCTGCAGATTTCTTAGCCTCCTTTGATGCCAGGGCGAATTCTCTCATCCCCTCAGGGAGCGAGGCAAAAGACTCTGCAGCTTGTCCCTTGAATTTCGCCATTCCTTCCTTAAGCGCAGTCACTTTATCCAGGGATGATCCGAGCTCGACTCCGTATCGCTTGAGTTCGTCGCCTTCGCCCAGGAGGGCGCGACTGACTGCTTTTGAGGCAGAGACTGCGTCGATCTCTTTTGCAGCCGCGAAATCCAGCGTGAGACTCGTGAGCTCGGCGATGTCCTTACGCTGCGCTTTTCCAAATATCAACTGGCGCTGAACACCGGAGATTAGCTCATCTTCGATGCCGGTAAGTCCCTGCATGGCCGTTGCCTGCTTTTCAAGCTCCGCCTGATATTCCGCTGAGAATTGCCCTGTCTGCTTAAGCGCCTCGCCAAGCTTTGCCTCGGCCTTCCTGGCGTCGATTGCCTCTGCTGTGTATTCCCGGAGAGCACCGATCGCCAGATATCCGGCGGCCGCTTGCAGTGCGTTGTTCACTGTTTGCGCACCGTTCTTTATCTTCGAATTGAAGGCTTCAACAGTCTTTAGGCGCTCATTAAATGCCGTCGTGAACTTCTCCAATCCCGAGAGATCGGTTTTGAAGTTGAGCAGTACGGAAAGAGTGTTTGCTAAAGACATGGGTCGGGACTATGTTTCGGCTATGAAATCGACCGCTGGCGTTGTGGTGTTTGTGCTGTGCTGCCCTGCAGCAGTAGCCACCATGATAGCGTTCCCGGCGATCACGGCGGCGGTGTTGGGAGTGAGTGCCATCTTATGGCTTGCTTCTCGAAGGGCGCTTGATCGCGCCTAAAACAACCTCGGACCGCGTTTCTCGTTCAGGGCATTGGTCTGGCGGGTGAAGAGATCGAGGTCGAAGAGCGTGCAGCGATCGAGGTAGTCGGCTGAATAGCCAGCATCTACGAGGTAGGCGTAGCGCTCGCCGTAGACTTCGTCTTCATCGCCGACAGCGCTCTGATCTTCTCCGCGATGCCGGCCCAGGAGTTTTTTAGCTCGTCGCCCAGATTGAGCTCCACGGCGGCTTCAATGACCGCCGAGGCCTGGGCCAAATCGAGAGCGTCAAAGGCTTCCTTGTTGAGCGAGGTCGAGTTGAGCACCAGGTGTTGCACCAAGTCCTCGGCTCCCATGATGAGATCCGGGATCTTTGCGATCACAGCAGAGACGGATACTTTCGAAGCACCGGAACCGTCTTCGGTAGGCTTCACGAGATCGCTCACCGAACCGATGTGGCCTGAGAGCTTCTTGAGGAGTTCGACAGCGGCCTTCCAGGGCATGCGGCGCACGACGACTTTCTGGTCGTCGGAGAGTTCGATCGAAATGGTTTTTTGTTTGATGGAGGTGATCATGGTGAAAAGGAGGCGTTGCTAGATGGTGATACCGAAGAGTGCCGCCAGGCGTTTGAGTTTATCCCAGACGGTGGAGAACCAGCCCTTCGCAATAGTGTTGATTTCGTAGGGCTGGGAAGGGTTGAGGATCACGGGCACATGCCCGTGAAGGACGCGCACGCGAACCGGTTTGCCGTCGCGACGCCGGAAGTTGAGCTTTACGCCGATGGTGCGGCCGCTCTGCTGATCCGAGTGGTTTCCGATATCGATGTCGGTTTCCGATCCGGGCACGACGATGCAGCCGCCGATAGTGAGGTCTTCCGAAGCGCCCTTGAGCGTGCAGACATAGAGACCGCCGGAATGCCACTCGTCAGCCCAGACGCTCACGCGCTGGGTGTGGTTGTTGACATCGAGGCAGTCTTCTTTCCCTCCGTAGATCGCCTTGGCCTTGATATCGCCATCGGCGCAATCTGTGACCTTGAGGGAATCGGAGTAAGAGCCGTCGTCAGGACGAATCACCTCATGGGTGATGTTCCCGAGCGGGCGGCGGCCGCAGTAAGAGATGAGGTTTTTATCGGCCATATTAGTTGGTGATGATAATGGCACCGCGTGCAGAGATGATCGCCATGTCCACCATGCCGATCTCGCTCGGCACGGAATTTGTCCCGCCGCTTAGGTCGAGAGTCTTGCCCTCGCCAAACAGGCCGGAGCCATTGGTGCCGTCCATCAGCGCGACCTGTTCCAGGACCTGATCAACACTTGCCTGAGATAGAGCGCAGCCGCTCAGGTCGATCTTCTCGCCAGAGCCGATTGAGATCAGCGAAGAGATGCCGACCGTGGTCAAATTGGCTGCGTGGATTACCATGTCGCCCGCTGTGCTGGTGCAGAGCGGAATCGAGAACGATGCGAGCGCCGGTGCCGCGGTAATGGTGATATGTCCATCGAGCGAACCGAGTGCGGGGAACGATAAAGCCCCGAGCAACGGGATTTCGGAGACCTCCATATCACCGGCAACGGTTTCGACCAGAGGGGTCGATACAGTGGCAAGCGCCGACGCGTCGGAGATTTTCAATCCGCCGATAGAGGTCGCATTCGGTAGGGAAAACGACGGCAGAGCGCTGCAACCGATGATGCGGACCGAGCCGCCGACCGTCTGCACGGCTGTGAAGATCGCTGATGCCAATGCCGGCAGGCCGATCAACGCCAAGTCTCCCGAGAGGTTCGCAAGCACGTCGGCCGATAGAAGAGCGAGCAAGTCCATGTTCCTCGGTGCGAAGGTTCCGCAGCCGGTCATGGCAGGGAAAAGCAGCGAAGGGAGCAGCGGCATATCGGCGGGCGCGACCGTTTCCGCGTAAGTCAACGCTCCCGCGGAGAGCGCCACCAGGAGTGCCATGTCGCTGGGAGCGAAGGCTCCCGCACGGCACAGGAGCGGGGTATCCAGCGACGTAAGCGCCGGCATTCCGGTCGGACCGAAATACCCCACCTCCTCAAGCACCGGAAGCGACAGCACTACCAGAGACGGCATGTCGTCGGGCGCGAAAGACGCAGCCTTCTGCAATACCGGGAGCGACAGTTGCGCCAAGTCCGGCATTCCACTCGGACAAAATCGCCTCGCGACCTCCGTGGTGTCGTCGAAGGACAGAAGGGTGAGCGCCCCGCCTTCGGCCGCGTAGGATGCGATTTTCCCTCGGGGAAAGCTAGGGCCGCACTCGGCTGTACCATCCGCATCCGGTGCTATCCGGGCGACCGGGTCCGGCAGCGTGATATCATGGGCGGAAGTCAACGTGCCAGCATAGGTGACACGGACGCCGCCGATCTCCTTGGTAATGACGGGTTGAGGCGAACCCACTGGCGCCTGTGTGAGAATGCGCATGATTAGCCGATCACGATTGCCTGCTGGCACTCGTAGTTGATTTCGGTCGCGCTGACCGCGATGCCGATCTGTTGGATGATGTGGCCGGCCGTAGTCGGAGGAGTCGACATGACCTCGCCGGGCTGGGTGTCGCTCAGGTAAAGGGGACCAATGGCGAGCCCGGCCTTACCAGAAATGACGCCTTCGAAGAAAGCAGTACCCTGCACCCCCTGTGCGACCGCAGCCTCAACCCAGCCATTCGCAGGTTTCCCCGTTGCCGCATCCGCTTTGCGCATCTTTTCTGTTCCAGCGTCGTTCCAGAAATTCACGAGCGAGCTGGCGGAAAGCGCCTCGGAAGCGATCGCGACTTTGCAGTCTGGCGCTACTCCTACAGGCATCATCGAGACGTGGACGCGCCCTGTCGCTCCAGTCTTTATAATCTTTCCGGCATCAGCGGCGCCTGCGGAAGTTGCGATGGGAGCGCCGCCCGGCATCAGTGTTTCGTTGAGTCGCCCGGTTTCATCGGTCGCGACAATCTTTCCGGCATCGGCGGCACCGGCCGAAGTGACGAGAGCAAGGACCCACTTTTTGACCCCTGCGATGTAAGTTAAGAAACGGTTCATGATTTTTTAGCTTTAGGTTGAGATTACGGTTGGTTCGGAAATTGAGACGACGAGACTGTCGGAGGCGCTAGCGACCCCAAGGGATTGAATGGTTCCTGCTGACGGAGGCGTAGCGGCTACTTGGCCGTTTTCACCAAGCCAGTAGGTATTCGGAGGAATGAGTCCCGAAAGACCGTTGAGTAGCCCGGCGTTATAAACGGCTACGGTTCCCCCCGCAGCGGTTGCCGATCGCACAAAACCATGCGCCGGTCTGTTGAGCGCTGCGCTGGCTGGCACAAGCCCCGATGAGCCAAAGTGCACAAAGCTGCTTGAAGGGACCGCCTCGGCGACAAGAGCGTCCGTGGTGGGGATCAATCCCAGACTAGTGCCTGCGGACTCCGGACTGTGCGTGAAGATCGGAATCGAGGGATTTGCCAAGCGCGTTATATCGCGTTCGCTGGAGAACTTTCCCTTGGCGAGCGTTCGTGTGGCACCCGTGACGTATTCCTCGGCTTGGATGTCCCACTCATAGACTTTTGCGGGCTGTAGCCGCTCCCAGTCTTGAGGGATGAGCTCGACGACGACAATGCCGGCCACAGTCGGCTCGCGTTTGGTTATTCCCCCGCTCGGTAAATCCTTTTGAACGAGTGCCTCGAGATCCGAATCCTTTCCAGAAACCTTCAAGGTCCATATCAGCTTTGCCGCCAGAGCCGAGTCATAGACCGCATCCGTGTCCGGATGAGTCAGTTTGACCGGCAACTGGCAGGTGTCGCCGTAGAAACGCTTGAAGGTCTGGATCTGCATGACCAGGAAGTCTCAGAAGTTGCGATCAGGCGACCGCGCGGTTCTTGCGGACGCGGAACTTGGCGAAGGGATAGAGCGCCTTGAGGGTGGCCTTGTGCTCCACCATCTTCGGTTTGTCCTTTCCGGATTCGTCGCCCGAGTCGTAGGTGACTTCCATGAGCTGGTTTTGCCAGATCACGACGGGCTTCACCTGGTCCTTCGATTCCCACCAGCGGATGCGCACATAGCCGGTGAGCACCTCGCGCATGCTGCCTGGATCATATTCCTGGAAGTCTTCACCCGTCGTTCCCTCGCCCGCCTGCAGCATCGCTTGGAAAAGCGCCTCGGTGAGCTCGGAGAGCACGATCTCGGCGGTAATCTCCATCCCGGAAAGTTGGCGGGGACCGTCAACTTTGATGCCGCGCACGGACTTCTTCTGCGGCTCGGAGTATTCGGCCTTGGGTTTGAGCGTGAGATTGGCCAGATCGCCAAGTGACGCGGTGTTTACGTCATAGGCAGCGGTCTGTGCAACTTCTTCCATGGCGAGTAGGCCAGTGGCGGCGGAAGTGCGAATGAAGGCGATATCGACGGTGCCGAAGAGCGGCAGTTGCGGGAGCAGCGGAGTGTTTGGCATGGTTACGATGGTTATTGGTTCAGATGATCACCTCGGTGTACGCGGTGACGTGGTAAACAATGTTGCGCTTGTCCGGGATGAGGCGCAGGGGCTGCTCTTCCGGTAGCCTGAATTCGTTCAGGCGCGGGCGATGCTCGCCTTCGTCCAGGCCGTTGGGAGCCCGGTGCAGGGCCTTCAAAATCGCCGTGGCGGCAGCAAGCGCAGGCACGCCGCTCCCGGTGGCGGATTGATTCACAAGCGGGAGCTCGGACACTTCTGCCACGAGGCGCACGTTGACTCGTATTTCCGGTCCCACGTGCTGCAAAATATCGACATCCGGCGTGACAATCACAACCGACAGGCCGAGCTTGCTCAGCGCGGTCGTGATTTTCTGGTTCAGGTCGCCCTGGCGCTCGGTGAGAATTTGGATGCGAGAGTCGCCAAGCAGCGGGATCGCCTGAATCCTGCTGGCTGCAGCCTCGGCAACGGCGACGATTTTCATCAGGGGTCATCGGCTGGTCCTCTCGATAAGTGTTCGCATGTGGCCTTCGCCCGCCTGCAGCGCGGTATCCTGCAGCTCTTCCTCTGTCGGCAACACGTCAGGATCTTTCTCCTGATGCACTCGCTTCACCAGGCGGTAGAAGACCTCGCCGATGTTGCCTTTGGATTCGGTATGGTCTCGTACGAGAATACCGCTGCCGTCCTCGAAGTAGATGGGGTGCAAATCGCTGAACTCCCTGGCGCGATGACCATACGCCTCCGGATGCACCGGTATTGTGAGCTTCCCTCTGGAAGGTGCCTCGATATCGCCGCCGAAGTACCGCTGGGCAATGCCCACCTGGTTGATCGCCACCTTCACGCCGTCGCCGCCAACCAGCTCGGGCTGCTGTACGGCCCGCCTGGCTGCTGCGTAAAAATGAGTGCGCTTGCCGCCAAGCTCGTTGGCGCGGGCCGAGTCCAGGTCGGTAAAGTGCTTTCGCAGTGTTCCGCCGATCGCACGGCCCATGACTTTGCGGATATCGGGTCGCTGTACGCCTTCGCTGAGCCTCAACAGCGGAGGCAGCTTGCGCGGATCGTCGAAGGTGATGACGGGTACGAGGGCCATGTCAGTCGCGTCCTCCTTTCGCACCGACAACGAATACGCCCTGGTCGTCGAAGTGCCCGACGCCGCTCTGCTCCAGGAGTGCTCTTAAACGCTCGCTACGGATCTCTGGAGAAGCTTTTAGATCGGCATTAAAGGGCCGGTCCTCCGGGAAAATCTGTGTATCCCGCTCGATGATTCCCAGGTCCATGGCATCGGCTCTGGCAACATCCTCGACGCCCATGCCGCTGTTGAAATCGAACGGCTCATAGGGAGTGCCGAAGCGAGACAAGGCCACCCAGATCGGGTGATTCTTTAGCGCCACCATGCGACCGGACCCGCTTTCCGTTGCTCCGTCCGTGGTCGTTGCTGCGCGGGCGGCATCCCAACGCTGGGGCCAATCCTGGCGCGGCTTGATGCGGCTTTCCACGCGGAGAAACTCCTGGGCGGGGAAAGCGTCGAGCAGGTCCGGGTCCTGGCCTTGCTTCCACCAACCGTAGCCCTGAGCCTGCTGCACGTTGGTGAGGAGCTGCAGGTCGATGCGTGTGTCGCTGGAGAAATCTTGCAGGCCGCCTGCCGTGCCTTCCTCTGCCTTATATCCTGTGCTGCGCAGGTATTGCTTCACCCGCAGGCGAGCGGTTGCGAGGTCGATCTGTCCGGAGGCCAAGTCATTGATGCCGTCGTCGATGACGGCGAGGTGCTCGGCAGAGCGGACGCGGGCCGAGAAACGGGCGCGTTCAAGCACCGAGGCATCGAGCTTGGCCAGGTCAGCCGTGCCGAAGCTGGTGGGCATCAGGATGCGCACCTGGCTGGCCTTCAGGGCCTCTTTGAAGGGCATGGGGCGGGCGAAGATCATATTCCGTCCTGGTCGTGGCGGGTGAAACGACGGTCCCTCGCGGTGATGAGCGGGCTTGGCGTGGAGGCCTGTACGGTCGGAGCAGTCTCGGGGCTATCGCTCTCCTCGACGGTGATTTCGCCCTTGGCGATGCGTTCAAGGTAGCGCAGATCCTGGCGCCACTCTTCCTTTTCGTCGTCGGAAAGAGGGAGGGCTCCTCCGGCATTGACCCGGCTCTGCGCCTCGCGCAGGGCCATGCGCAGCGCGAGCGCCTTTAGACTCGGAGGGAGCTTTGTCGGGCTGACATCGAGGCGCGTGCGCCCCCCCGCGGCGATTTCCGCACGGATGCGCGTGACAACCCCAGAGAGAATTTCCGGGAGAGGATCATCCTGGCCGTCTCCGAGCGCGGCCGTGCGCAAGGCATCTACCAGGGCGGCGGCCTTGGCGGTGGCGAGCTGTTCGACGGATAGAGTGATCCAGGGAGTGGGCATGTGAGTTCTAAAAAGCCCTCCGGTCGCGGGCACCGAGGGCTTGGAGAAATCAAGTGCTTCGCGTGTTATCCGGTGATCTTCGCGTTCAGCCGCTTTGCAGCCACGGAGTTGGTCACGAGGATCTGTTCGATCCAGTCCATCTTGAGCACGTCGTCGCGCTCGTCGGTGGACTTGTAGGAACCGGGTTTCATCCACTGGCCCATCAGGCGCAACGTCTTCATGAACGAGGCGTCCATCGTGTTCGGCGTGGGATTGCACGCGAAGACGATGATCTGATCGTCGAGCAGGAAGTTGATGGCCTCCGCAGCGCCCTCGTTCGCCGTGTCCTGGACCATCATCGCCATCTGCACTTCGGGATTTCCGAGTAGCATGGCGCTAACATCGCCGAGACTCGGCACTTTGAGTGCCTTGCCCGCACCGCCATTGAAGCGGCCAAGCACGGCGGCGTTATTCTTCGTGCGCAGATAAGCCGTGGGGCCGAAAAGCACGCGGATGAGCGCACCGTTCTTCGCGAGCTTCATCACGTCCAGGATGTAGCCATCGAGAACCTCGATCGGATCATAGTTGGCCGCCTTGAAGTTGGCGTCCGTTCCAGCTCCGACAGCAGTCAGCGCCGTGTTGATTACCTCAGCCTCGTGATCGAGACCGGCGGCATCGGCAAGGAGCGTAGTGCCGTACTTTGCCTGATTAAGCAGGCCCTCGTCGTTGAGCGTCTCGAAATTCGTGATCGGGAAGTCGAGCGCTTTCGGCTCAAGGGCGTAGGTGGCATCCTGAGCCGTGAAGCCGATGCGGGTGGCCACACCGTTGGGGCTGCGACGTGTGTCGGGCCGCTTGTAGCGGTGCTTGGCGTCGTAGATCTTATATTTGCCGGTCAGCGTCGGGACTTCGACGCTTGGAGCCAGGAAGTCGGCGACAGGACGGATCGCAGCCTGCGAGGCGTCGCGGGCGTAATTACGGAGGACCGGATTGGTCCCTAAGGACTGAATGCGATTAGGCATGTGTGTAGAATTTGTAGGCTGATGGTTGATGGCCTTGGCGGGCCGGTTGAGAGATGGCGGTCCGGTTAGGCAACCAGGCCTTGGGCC